AATATTATTGCGGATGGCCGTACCCCTTATTAGAGACCCCTATATATGCGACACCAAAGACACCAATTCTGGGAACTTTGAAGCGACACCGATACACCGATGACGTGGCATTAGTCTCATTTAAAAAATGAGAGCTCCAGGCTTCCGCATATCTGCCAGAAATATATTTCTGACCTACCCCAAATGCTCTCTCTCAAAGGAAGAAGCTCTCGAGCAGCTCTGTCGCATCGAGTGTCCGTCGGACAAATTGTTCATCAGAGTGGCACAAGAAGCACATCAAGATGGGACTATGCATCTCCATGCCCTCGTCCAGTTCAAGGGTAAGGCCCAGTTCCGAAATGCAAGACATTTCGACCTTACCCATCCTCATAGCACACAGGTTTTCCATGGAAATGTCCAGGGAGCAAAGAGCTCATCTGATGTCAAATCCTACATCACCAAGGACGGTGATTACGTCGACTGGGGAACATTTCAGATCGACGGACGATCTGCTAGAGGAGGTCGTCAGACAGCTGACGATGCTGTAGCATCGGCGTTGAATTCCGGTACGGTTCAAGGTGCTCTGAACATTATCAAAGAATTACTTCCACACAATTATGTGTTCCAGTATCATAATCTGAGATGTAACCTTGAACGAATATTCGCTCCTCCGATTGCAGTTTACACGTCATATTACAAGCCTGCCGACTTTAGTCAAGTGCCGTCTGTTATGACAGAATGGGCAGAAAATAACGTTGTTGATCCTTCGTGGAGGAGCGACCCCGCTGCGCGGCCGAGAAGACCGATGAGCATCGTTGTTGAAGGAGCAACAAGAACAGGGAAGACGTTATGGGCACGGTCATTAGGAGTCCATAATTACATGTGTGGACACCTGGATCTTAGCCCTAAGATATTTTCAAATGATGCTTGGTATAACGTCATTGATGACGTTGATCCGCATTATCTAAAGCATTTTAAAGAGTTTATGGGGGCCCAGATGGACTGGCAAAGCAACATCAAATACGGTAAGCCCACTCAAATTAAAGGTGGGATACCCACCATCTTTCTTTGCAATCCAGGACCACGTTCGTCCTATAAAGAGTTCCTTGATGAGGAACAGAACGAATCATTGAAGGAGTGGGCTTACAAGAATGCGGTCTTCATCACCCTCGAACAGCCATTGTTCTCTACCGAGCATCAAGGCACAGCATCGACAAGCGAAGAAGCGCAAAACGATTCGGCGTAAGCGAATCGATCTGACCTGTGGCTGTTCGTATTACCTGAATATCAACTGCCGGAATGACGGATTCACGCACAGGGGAATCCATCACTGCAGCTCAACTACAGAGTGGCGTGTTTATCTGGGAGCTAAAGAATCCCCTGTCTTTCAAGATCCTGGAGCATCACGAGGGATTCATGTTCGATCCGAACCAACACAGAACCAAGATCCGCATAATGTTCAACCACGGGTTGAAGAAAGCGTTGGGGATACACAAGGCATTCTTGGATTTAGTGATTTACCATCGATTGACTCCGCAATCTGGGCGGATCTTGAATGTATTCAGGAACTTCCTTTTTAGATTTTTAAATAATTTAGGAATTATTTCGATGAACAATGTATTACGCAGTTGCGAATATGTATTGTATGATGTATTTCAGCGAGTCGAAGCTGTTGATTTCGAATTTAATGTACAATGGAAGTTATATTAATAAAAATGAGATTTTATTAATTTGAGATAGAATCATAGAAATAGATCCTGATCTTTAATGTTGCATACACTGGGTTTGAGGCATGAGTACATGCCATATACAATAATAATGCATTTTCAGTATGATTTTCATACTTAGCAGCTTCTTGGTGGTTGTACACCACATAATTGTTGACACGCCAAAATCTCTTGATAACATTTGCTTCCCTCGACGCATATTGACCTCCGGTGACAGTTGAATCGAACTTACGTAAAACTTGGTAACGATCACGAAGATCGTTTTTGATAGTGGCGGTCGAGGGTTCATTATCATACATGTTGAACACTTGCCCTAAGTCCATTGGGGTTCCAAAAGGTCGTCGATCACGAACTAGCCAAAACATGACTGTGTTTGTATGGTTCTTTGTCTTAATGTTCTCGTCCATCCAAATTTTGCCAATAATGTAAACAGATTTAACACAAAATCGTTTACCAACACGATGAGTAAGGTTGTTTCCTCTAGTGACATCGGAAACACACAGGACCTTACCAGTATGACTGATATCATGCCGTTGTTCAAAGGATTGAACTTTACATGGTCCCTCGCACCCATATGGTACATCGCGTGAGCGATATAGACGATATATGCGCGGTTTGCGATTCATTGGACGATTGGTCCATGCTCTACGACGACTGGTGCTCGGAGTTCGACGAACTGACATCGGTGTTGCAGATGGGGTGTCGAAGTTGAGCCTTCGCCGTACGCTGGGTCTTGGAGTAGAAAACGCCATATCGAAATTGCGCTTTGGCATAACGTTTACAACGCAACACCCGGATTAGTTCCTCCAATAGGATGCGCCCATTAGAGTCACGCGGATAGCTCTCCAATAATTCCTGCACAAATTTCACAGCTAACATACACCGCAATCCATGCAGTGTGTCAGGAAAGTCATTGACTAATGGGACCCACATTTAGATTGATGTGTAAAACTTGTCGACCAAGTTTTATAGTGAAATTTGAAATCCGGGAGCGCTAAATAAGACTCCACGGAGCGCCAGGATTGAGACACGTGGCGGGCGGGCGGCCATCCGGT